TTAGAATTTATAAATCAGGTTGTCTTCATATTTGCCGGAATAACTTGCTGAAGCATTTACCACTATTCTTTTAGCTCCCGCAAACGACTCCCAATTATCTACTCGCTGTTCTTGGGTGTACTCTATGAACCTGATGAATTCAGACTTTGTTGAACTAAAGAAGATATAAGGCGGCCTTGTTAAATTGATAAGCCTTAAGAAATCTATTAGATCGAAATATGTTGCCTGCTTGTAGCTTTCTTGTCGAGTACATAGGTATGGCGGATCTAATATAAATAATGTCTTGGGATTATCTTTAAATTTTGGCAATAAAACATGAAAAGATTCCCGTATTACCTCAATGCCATCTAAATATCCTATGGCTTCAGGGTAGTCTGATTGACGAATACAATGCCAAAAATCTTTGCTATATAGCTCGTCTAGTGAAGCTACTTGTTGACCGCTAAAAAGCAACCAGCTGGATAGTGAATTCAGGTCTAAAAAACCTTTAAAGCCATTGATTTTATTTATAATTTCTTGCTTTAAATGTTTGCTTACCCGCTTATTTTTTGGTATAATTCCATCAACAGTTTGATAGAGTATTTCACGTAAACGATTTGTATCGCTTATGTGTTTTAGTCTGTCTGAATATCCATCAAAATCATTATAGATTACTCTTGCTTTTGGCTTAATTCGTTTAGCAGCGTGGCTTAATAAACCACTCCCTCCAAACACATCTATAATCGTCCAACCTTCACCATCATTATTGATGTTTTCCATTAGCACGCGTTCAAAATGCTTTAAGAACATTCTTTTTTGTCCGATAAATGGTAACGGTGCTTGCTTAAAGTTTCTTTGGGCTTGATTTGCCATAGTGTTTTCCTTCTTATCTATGGCGTTCCGGTGTTCTTGACACTCCGACACTCAAATCAAGTTAATTGATGTGGTTAATAGTTTTACAGCGACTACATTTGATTTCTAAACGTTTCACTGTGCCGACTTTTGCCAATAATTTATTACAACATTGGCAACGGATCTCTTTTAAATTCTGCATATACTTTCCCATTTTTAGCGGTTTTGTTAAAATCCCGCCTGCCTCGCGAGGTAGGCGGCATATAGCTATATGCAGGCTCATTCTGCTTAGCTGGCATTATCCGTGTTACCGCACAGATAGTGTCGCCGTCTTTATTCTTGAACTATATCTAAATCACTCGCACAATCCGCATAAAATGAACCGTCCGCATTATGCCAATGCACTGCCGGTAATTCGTCACCATTATCTTCAATCACTAGCAACTTGCCAAATGGGCTTGTATATACAAATTTTCCTTTATTGCCATTGCGCAATGTAACTTCTGTGCTTTGGCTTTCGTGGATACGTTGTTTTAATGCGTAACCTTCTAACTCCCATAATTTTGCAAATGCATTTTCATAGGCTATATTTCTGCCTATTTGTACATCGTAGTTATCTTTGCTAACACAAGCACTTGTGCCGACTAACTGAAACCCATTTTTTAACGTAATTGTGCAGATAGTAAGTAAGCCTTGATGGACGTATTCCGCGCCATTCACCAAGCTGTTTAAATGTTCAACTGTAAGTTTGTTCATGTTTTTATCCTTTTTTAAAAATCGCTGCCAGTTGATTTGGGCTGAATCGCCAGCCTTGGTTGCCGCCTTTGATTGCGTTGAAACACCACTCGGAGCAAAAATATTTACTGCGTTTTTGCTTAATGCCTAACACAATACCAATGGCTCCCCACCAGTCGTATTTATTGCCCTTTGTGACGTTAAAATAAAACTTAATTTCTGCCGCGCTTACGCCATCTAACAAGACTAAATCCCACTTATCTTTTTCGGAGAGATCAATCTCTTTACAACGCACACCGCCATCGCGAATAGATGATGAATAACAATCATAATGGATCTCATGCTCGTAGTGATGGCCTGATGTGTACTCAATGCGCTCAACAGCAATCTCACAGTGAGAGTAAGCCCCTTTTGTCAGTTTACGGGTGAGCCAGTCGGAAAAACGCGCCAAAAGTGCGGTGGGTTTTCTGCCTGTTTTTTTACCCTTGTAAAGTGCCAAATAAACCTTATCCATTTTGATATGCCTCCATCAAGTGATCCATTTGTTTGATGATGTCATCATAGATTGACTGCATTTGCTCAAGTGTAAGATTAGGTGCTTTGAGCTCATACTTGCGCATACGTTGGTTCGCCAATTCAATTTGTAATTTTTCTAACCCGGCTGCTTGCGTCAAAATAAGATTTGTCGCAGCTTTGTTATCCAGCCCAGCACGTTTAGCAAAATCTGTGATATAACGACTGCACTCACCTTGATAATTTGCAGATTTGTAGGCTTCTGCGGCTGTCTGACGTTCTCGGTACTCACTTTCAAACCGTGTCCACGTGCTATAAATTGTTGCTGCGTGATTGTCTATTTGCTCGATTAAACTGTCACGTTGCTCGGACAAAAGTGCGGTCTGTTTTGCCGGTGAAATCACCCATTTTTTGGCATCTAAATCAAAAACATGATATGCGCTCGGCGATCTACCCGAGCATTGGATAACGCCATCGGCTACCCAGACTGCACCCCCGCCAGTAACACTGGCGGATATTAAATTGACTTGCTCCTCTGTCACCACATAACAATCGGGTGGTAGCTGTCCACTATCTAATGCATCATAATTTGGCTCAAAGGTGCCTGTTTTAATGTTGTAAATCATTATCTCTCCTTACTTAAAAGCTAGCCCAACCAATGACCTGCAAGTTAAATCCAATAGCAACCGACTGTTTGCAATATACCCTTACAATATTGTTACCTATCATCTCTGTGCCATAGCTAAATGTTGCACCACCATCATCAGATACAGTGGCTTTAGCAAATCCACTGTATGCCATCGGCAGATAGATATCTACATATGGCGGTTGATAGTTAGGTAGCTTAACCCCCATCCAGGTTATGCGTATCCCGCCGGCATCGTTAACTGGGAGGTCAACCACCTCCGCACCCGCATAGTGCGAAGGAAACCAATGGTTGTGACATCTTGATTTTCTGTGCGTGTCACCAGCTGGCGCAAATTGCTCATCTAACCACCCATAACGGTTGGTCCAAATTCGTCCGTTATGGTGTATTTGGGCAGTTTTCGCCCGCCTATCTGTGTTGTAATCTGTCCCTTCGGGCGTCGTGTAAATATTAAATGCCCCTGAAAAATTACCGAGGTCTTCTGCCTGTGTTGTAACTAGCGGTACGGGCGAATTCCAGACTTTATAGTCAATAGCAGCCCAGTTAACACCTGTGCTCTTAATGGTGATAAAGCCACCGTTATTCTCGAATGTCGGATGTCCATTAATCAGCGTATCCCCTGTGCGAGGGACATACCCATCATTAACCCAGTCTTCATAGGCCACGACTTTCCAAGGACCTCGTTTGGGCAGTAATGCCGAATGCAATTCCGAGTTGCCATCCCAATAACTCAATTTATAAAAATTGGATTGGTCGTCCGGCGTCGCCTCGATACGGGCAAATTTGCCGCTAAGATTAAATTGGTTAATTAAACTGTAATCACCAAATTTTATGTTTAGCGGCCCGGTCATGGTATCGCCTGATTTTGATACCTTGCCGTCCAAGTCCTCTTTTAGCGCTATCTCTCCATTACGTTTTGGCAATCTGAGGTGGTTGATATTGTGCCCCGCCCCATCACGATAGATCATCGAGCCAAAATAAGACTCGCTATCCGGTGTAACCTCGTAAACAAGGTATTTACCTTGCTTATTTTTTAGTGAAATTCCTGACCACGCATTAGATTGGCTATCAATGACTAGATTACCGGTCATCGTATCGCCTGATTTAGCGACACGAGTGTTGGCGTTATTATTTGCCGAATTAGCAGTCCGTTGTGCATTGTCTGCCGCATTCTTGGCATCAACACCTTTATCGTAGGCGGTCTTGACAGCCGCTGAGGTTGCCACGGTATCGTTATTGTTGCTGTTTACAGCGTTACTTTTTTTACTGTTTGGGATGTAGTTATTCAGTGCAAGTTGCACAACTGCAATCATTTGTGCAAGTTTTTTTCCTGCTTTAGCCGTCAATACCAAACCATCACTATCAACACCGGTATCGCTAGTCGCTTGCCAAATACCTTTTTGTGTTGTTGAACCTACCGGTAATTTATGACTATGACCGGATTCATCCGCCGTGCTTGTGCTATCTGCGGTTAAATCTTTCGGTGCGGATTTTTTGCCGAGTAACTCCAAAAACTTTTTGAGCCACAGGGTTCGATTGGCAAGCTGTTTGATTGGCTTGTTCGTAATGCCATTTTCACCACCCAATACAGGATCGTTTTCTTCAATTTGATAAACTCCGTCTTCCCACTTTTCTTGTTCTTTTAAATTAGCCATAACTATCCTTTAAATGAGGTTTAAATCTAGTTTGAACCGTGGTTATAACTGCCGTTATAACGGGCTTTGTTGTTGTAACGTAGCGGTACGGATTTATAATCCAGTACGGCTAATGTGCAACGTGCTGGGGCAAAATTACGCAAAATCTTACGTAATTGTTGTGCTTGGTCATTGGTAATCGGTTGATTCAGTCGAATAGCGTAATAAGCCCATTTGTCGCTTAACGGTATGGTTTGCACAACGCTGTGTTCGTAGGTGCGCGCTTTTAAGCCTTCATCAATATCAATTTCGCCAAAACCTAAGCGGCGAAATACTTCACGAATCGACCAAGGCGTGCCTTTGTAACGGTGCAATTCGATAGCGACTTTGATTAAACTGCGTTTGGAATGGTCGTTTTCTGCTAAAAATGCGCCGTCGTAACCTGTTACACTCCATTTTTCGGCTAGCAATGAGATAAATTCATCATCAAGCAATTCGACCAAGGTCGTCATCACTTTGCTTTTATCCAACGCATTCATGCGCTCGCTTAAATCTGCCAAGGTTTTGTATTTGGTTTCACGCTCAATCACGTCCGCATAAGTCAAATTAGCCATTGCTGCGCTCCGGAGCGACATTGATGTTGATTGCAGTGCAGTTTGCCCATTCGGTTTCACCTACGATGATTTTTGCCGGGGCAATCAGATTCACGTCATAGACACCCTCAACGCGCAATGCGCTGATAATGGCAGACGGCACAACATCAATGCCGAGTTTCTTGGTTTTATCGGATAAATATAGTTGCAAGGCATCGCGGGCTTTAGTTTTCACAATGTCTTCGCGGTAGCCGTCGAGTAGCGTTAATGTGGCGTTAATTTGGTAGTCGAGTTTGGTCGGTGCAATCACTTCTACGGTATCGCATAACGGACGACGGCGTTCCGGGCTAATGTATTGCTTTACATCATTAAGCAAACGACTGTCGGGCAAGCCTGTTTTTGTGAGCACGGTAATGCGTACCAAACCGCCACGTGGATTGGAGACATTCACATCGGCAATATCTTGTGACACGGCGCGGGTATGGTAATCGTAAGCGGCGATGGAGCCGCAACTAGTGAAGGCTTCAGGGGCGGCAAGAATACGTTTGCGGTAGTCGTCATCTTCTTCACGCGCTAAACCTCCGCTTGGCACATCAATATTGGTGATGGTGATTTCACCCGCAAAATTGACCGCACTTTTGAGTGTTTTTACGCGCCCAAGCTCCCAACCGTTACCGACTGCGCCAGCTTTATTGCAAGAGGCTTCGATTTCAACGTAAGAAATCAACGGGGTGATCACATCATCATTAAGCGTGATAAATTCGATGTCATCTGTTACCGCCACGCGTGTGCCTTTTGGGATTAAAACAGACGGGTGATCGCCTGTGATACCAAAACGTAAAATCGTGCGAGCCGGTTTATCCAATAAGCGATAACAACCAAAGGTTTCCCCGCATAAATCTAAAGCAAGCCCCGTGGCGTATTGTGGAAAGGTTTGGCGAAAGGCTTCGTTAATACCTTGGCGTGCTAGGCTCTCACGCAGCGCATACACGTTGATAAGTAAACGTTCAATGTGTGCCGGTTGTAAGATTTTGCCGGTACGTTTTTCATACTGCGCAATAGCGTCGCGTAAAATGCTTTCTACGTTGTCATCAACGACTTTCACATCATATCTATTCATTGGGCGACCCTCGTGGCGTAAATTTTGCGATACACATCCTCGGTAAGTGACCAATAAATCACAAATTCAAAGTGCGGAGGCATGCCATCAACGTCCACTGAATCAATGTTGATGCGTTTTTCCCAACGTTGCAGAGCAAGTGTGATTTCCCGCACGATGTTGGGAATGGCAATGTCTTCCGGCTGGTCGATATATTGAAAGTGTTCACTGCCAAATTCAGGACGCAACACATCTGTTCCTTTCATCGTGGAAAGAATATGGTCAATGCACTGATGAATGTCATCAACGCCTTGCACCACTTGAGAATCAAGATGTGGTGCAAGTTGCCAGTGTGTTGTGAGGAGTGTGTTTTGTGTGTTCATAGCCTTGATGATACAAGGCTATGAGATGGCTGGATTTTAAACTGATTTAAAGAATTATGACTGTGCGGCGGTGGTCTGTTTGCCATCACCTTGTTCAGTGTGCTTATGTTGTTTCAGGCTGATATTGTCGGCTTTCACATCACCCCCCTTGGTTTCTAACGACCCGTTAATGGTTGCCGTCGCACCGGGGCCTCCGCCGTTACCTGTCATGCCTTTCATATAGGTTAAGGAGCCACTCACCAGCAGGTTGCCGGTGGTTTCGGTTTCCGGGCAATCAATGGTGACTTTCGAAGGTGACCTAATCAGCACATCACCCACGGCAGACACTTCGACGTTGCCACTTTTGCGGTCGTGCTTAATTACCGTACCGTTAGAAAATTTCTTCATCCAAATATTACTGTCGCCCGTCGGCGTTGGGTCTTGCGTGTTGTAGATTGCGCCTAAGACGCAACCACCTTCACCTCGAGCATCGAGGAGTAATGCGACCAATTCCCCCTCGTCAGGCAAACAGTAAAACTGATTACCACCTGCGTTGGGCGTGAGATACGAAAGCCACGCGGTTTCCAAATCTTCAAGCGCGGGGATTTTGCACCGCACTTTGTGTATTTTAGGATCAACGGCTGAAACGATCCCTTCTTGATAGGTTGCACCAAAATTATGGGTGTTCATTATCTCGCTCCTGTGTCGCCTCGCTTAATGCGCTAGTGTTAAGTAAATCATCCGGGATAAATTCCAACATTCGTACCTCAATGCTTGTGGTGTAACCACCGTTTCGTGAGATAGTGTGACGCGAGGATTTAATCAGATATTTACCGCTAAAAATGCCAAGATTACGCAATAATAGCGTGCTACCTGCAACCAGCTTCGGGTTACCAATCAGCGTGACATTGCCTGTGGTTTGGTCGTCATTCTGTTCAGCTAGTGCCGCATCAGCACGTGCGTCAATTTGCTCTTGCGTTTCACCGCGTGTCACCACTTTCAGCGTGTCACCGCTTGCACTTTGCGCCTGCTTCATGTTTTCGCGCAGTGCCTTAGCTTTTTTGCGTTTTTTAATGACTTTTTTGCCGTTGGCGTCATAACCGCTGACATCTACTTCTTTCGCAGTGTCTTTGATTCGGTCTCGAAGGCTGATAGAAATCGTGTCTTTTTCTTCCAACGTCACCACCGCTTCGCTTTTGCCCAGTTCGTCTTTATCGGTAAAAACCAACTGCTCACCCACAATTTTGAAACTGTGGTGATATTCGCGGGCAAGACGTGCCAAGAATTCCACGTCGCGTTCTTGATATTGGGTTGCGCGCTTCACCGGGATGTGTTTAATCGTGCCGACCATTTTCAGTTTCAAACGCCCGGCAATAATGCCGACGATTTGTTTTAGTGTCGTGTTTTCGTAGGCTTTCGGCTTTAACGTGCGGTTTGCCTTAGCAATGCCGGTGCTTAATGCCTTGATTTGAATATAGGATGGACGGTAGTTATATTCCACCTCGTCAATTTCAAACGCGCCGATGTCGGTGAGCTGCGCGCCTTTGTAGCCGATTGCCGCTTTGAGCTTATCGCCTTGGGTTGGATACCACTGCCGAATCCACTTACCGCTAATGTCTTCAAAGGCAACCGTCAATTCGTCTGATTCGCCCTCCAGATTGTCGGTGTAAGTCAGTTCAAGCAAATGCGGTTCAATATCTGCCGTGATGTTGGTTTTTTCATACAGCATGGAGAAATCAGGCATTGGAACGTTATTCATCACCACCTCTTAGCCATGGCGGCATAGATTCGTTATTGGTCGGTTTAATGTCTAACACCGGAATATATACGGTCGCGCCGGTGGGCAATACTTCGCACAGGCTAATATGCGGATTCGCATTGATAATACGCGCAAATTCCAGCGCATTGCCGTAGTAGTAATAGGCGAGGTTATCCCAGCGTTCGCCTTGTTTTACGGTGTGTTTAAGTACGGTCTGCTGTGTCATGTGTCACGTCCTCGTCTTCGCGTAAAACAATCCATGCCGTCATAGCGGCTACCGGTGCGGCGGCATTGTCAATGCGTTCGTTAATGTCGCTTAACGCATGATCCGCAGGCTTAAACCAGCCGTCCCAGTTACTGCCGTTAGACTGACTGCCAAAGGTCAGGCTGTCTTTCATTACCATTAAATCCGAATAAATACCGTTGGCTTCTTGGCTGAACTCACTGATTGCCGGTAATACGTCACGAATGCCGTCGAACAATCCGGACATTCCGGTGAGCTCGCCAAAAGTGCCCAACGCGCCGTCTAAATTGCCTAATACGCCCGGCAAATAAGTCAGGGCTGCCATTGGGTCGTTAGATAACTGCCGCACAACGGCAACGGTATTTCTGACCTCATCAATAATTTGTCGCCCTTGATTAAACAATTCTGCGCCTTTTTGCACGGTTTCTTTCACTTGTGAAAGGGTTTTGACCGCTCCGGCAGGTAAAATTGACCCCAACAACGAATTGCCACCAATGTTTAATGCTGCGCCCAGTGGGTTGTTTTCTATTTCTCCCACAAATTCACGCAGACTAATCGTCATTTCACGCGCCAAAGCATTGCCAAACTTATCGGTGAACAAGGTCACCGAGGTAATATCGGTGATCACAAAATTGCCTTTGTATTTACCGCGCCCAATAATCAAAGGCATGGCTTCCTGTTTGGATTGAGCAGATAACAAGGCTTGATAACGTTTTTCTACACCGCCGATTTTATGATGCAGACGAATGGCAAAAGAAAGCTCAGAGAGTTTTTCGCCCATAGCTTGCAAGCGCGGTTTGCCTTTTAATACGGCGTGTTCGGCATAATCTGCCGAGTGGGTTTCGTTGAAATCTGTTAAATCAACGGGTTCAAATGCCACATTTCCCAGCATAAAATACATTAATAGGCTCTCCGTTGTTGTTGGTCTAACACGCGTTTTAACATCATATCAAACTCGCTTAAACTCATCTTTAAGCTCTGTTGAACTTGATTTAAAACGCCGTTTCTATCGCCGCCATTGACATTAATAGTCGGGTTAAAATGCACCGTAATGCCTTGTGCTTGCGTAGTTGCTGATGACATGACTTCTGCGCGGTTTAATGGCTGATAATTTGCAAGTAACCCGGTGTTGTGTGAAACGCCATTTAAACCGACCGCACTTGATAGGTTATCGGAGGCATCTTCTGCCATCGGGATGGATTTATTCATGCCGATTGCCAAGCCTTCGACGATATTTACACCATAACCTTTAAATACACGGCTGGGGCTGTGAATTTCAACTTCACTGGTGAACCAACCTTTGATAGATTGTCCTAGACCAATCACCCATTCTTTTGCGCCTTCCCAAGCGTTACGAATACCATTGACTAAACCCTGAATAAGATTTGAGCCAAATTCACTAAATTTACCCGGTAACTCAATGCCAAATAAACTCAAGACCGGCTGTAAAATCTGATAGAACAAGCCCAAAGGCGACCAATTCAGAATAGTTGCGGTAATATTGCCAATGCCGGAGGTGAAGAAATTACTGATGTTTGTCCATGCTTCGGAACAGAAATTCGTGATACTGCTCCAAGCAGAAGAAAATGCACCGGAAACCGTTTGCCACAATTCAGCGAACCATGGCCCGATTTTTCCCCAATTGTCATAAATCAGATAAGCGGCAACCGCAATACCAGCAATCAATAAGCCGATGGGATTCGTGAGTAAGGCTCGGCTCATCATGAAAATGGCTTTGCCGAACATCATCGCGCCTTTGGCGATATAGCCGATTAAATAGCCGAAACCAAGAGATAACTTACTGATTGCTGAAAACAGGAAATTACCAATGAAACCGCCCAAGAATTTGCCGAGTTTCAAAAACGGCAACAGCCCGGCAGTAACAAACGAAAACGCCGAATGCAACGTCAGCAAACCGCCGACCACCGCACCAATTCCGCTGCCAATGGTCAAAACCCATTCCATAATTTGCGGGTTAGTTTCCACCCATTCCGTAATGCCATAAATCACTGGAGTAATGTTTTCCACGAAAGAGGTGATCACCGGTAGAAAAGCATTGCCGATTTTGGTGGCAATTTCGGTGAGGCTACTTTTTAGCTTGGTGAGCTTGTTTTCCGTAGTATTACTGCGGTTTTCAAACTCACGTTGCATGGAGCCAATATATTTCAAATTACCGTTTGCATCAGTTTCTTGTAGTAACCCTAACTGACGGTTGTATTCCCCGGTGTTTTGCGCCAACAGCAACACATCATCGGCATATTGTTTACCGAACACTTTGGCAAGGAGCGGATATTGCTTATCCTTCGGCATTTTCTTCACTTTCTCAATGAAAGAGGAAATCGCGCCTTGTGCGTCTTTGTTCATCGCCGCTGCGAAACTTTTGGTGGTAAAGCCGAGCTGTTTCAATTCTTTTTCATGGTCACCCGCTTTGAGTTGCAGAAATGCTGATGACATCCCTTTCACCGCTTGCGCGGCGAGTTCAGGAGCCTTACCCATGGAAAGGAAAGTGGAACCAAGTGCGGCGGCTTGTTTTTCGGAAAGCCCAAGCATTCTTGTGTCGGAACCCACACGTGTGATGACATTAACAATATCCTTCGCTTTTGAATTGGCATTGTCGGATAGGTGGTTGATGACATCGCCGAATTGTGCCATCTCGGTGATAGGCTTACCCAATACGTTTGCCATGGTCGCCATAGCTTCCCCGGCATCGCCCGCTGCCATATCAAACGCCACTCCCATAGTTGCCGCGTCTTTGGCATAACTTAATAGGTTTTCCCGCGCAACACCGGACTGACCACCTGCGGCAACGATAGCGGCGATTTCTTCGCCTGCCATAGGAATAGTACGGGTCAGTTTCAAAATGTCGTTACCCATTTCTTTGAACTGCTCCGGCGTGTCAAAATTAACAACCTTTTTCACGTCCGCCATCGCGCTTTCAAATTTGATTGCAGGGTCAGCAAGTCCACGAATGGTTCCCATCACTGCCGTGGCAGAGGACGCCAATGTACTAAAACCTGCAAGCCCTGTTTTTGCCAACGCCCCCATTTTCTGCGTAGTGCTTAGGGTTTGGTCTTGCAAGATCTTAAAACTGCTACAAACGGAACGAATGCCTTTAATCGCACCGCTTACGCCTGCTGTGATCACTAAACCAATTGCTAATTTATTCGACATCGTTTATAGTCCCGTTTAATTGATAAGGAGGTGAAAATGAAAACTGAAAAACTGGTGGATAGTGTGCAAGCCGTGGTGTTTTTATTTGCTTTTGGCGGTTATGGATATAGCCTTTACCACTTCTTATCGTTCTATGCCCAAAACAACGACCTAAACTGGGTTTCTGTCGGGTTATCTGCCTTTTTATTTATGTTGCCGTGGGCATTAATCGGTGCTTTGCTTGCCTTTGCCGGGAAAGTCGCCATCACCTCCCTAACAGGGATTTTCACCACCGCCCAAACGGTGTTCAGACATTAAAAACAAAGCCGCTTAAATAGCGGCTTTTGTGTATTTGGCTTTTATTTGTCGGTTGGCTTGTTCCAGCCAACGTTCCACTTCGTCCAAGGTCATATCTTCCAATTCGCTTGGTTGGAAACCGAACCAAAAGGCTAAATCCGCCAGCGCCGCATTCAGGCTTTCTAGATTGACTTTCCCGCCTGCATATCTTCGATGACTTTTGCCGCACGCTGAAAATCGGACATATCCAGCTCGTCAATATCTTCCGGCACAAGCCCCGTGACCATAGCGAGAATATTGATACTTTGTTCCACTTCGGTTGCACCTTTCATTTTACGCAGGTCTTTGACTTTCGGACGGCGGATGGTTAATTTGGTGAGGGTATTGCCTTGCCCGTCTTGAATAGGGTAATTCAGGGTGAGAATAGTTTCAGACATAAAAAACTCCTTTGTGAGTGCATTGTTTAATGTTCACAAAGGAGAATATCGCATTAGCCGTTTTATTGATTTTAAAGGCGTTTAAAGGTTTTCAATCCTTTATTGACCGATATTGGTGCGGTATTTTTGCAACACATCTTGACCGTTTACACGGTAGATGTTGGCAAGCACGTCCACAAACAACACTTCTTTTCCTGCCAAGGTTTGCTTGATGGAATAAATTTTGAAGGTGTCGGAATGCTCCGTTGCTTCTTTATTTTTCAAGCTACCGCCAGTGGTTTTATTGAATGCCACGTTCATGATGGTCACAAGCGGTTCTTCAGCGGCAAGTCCACGCGAATCAAACACCTGCAAGTTAGAACGGGTCATTAATTGCACGTTTTTGTATGGATTGTAGGCTTTTGCGCGTACTTCAGGATAAAAGCTATCCCAAATCACTTCACCTTCCATGGCATTTAAACCTGCCGGTAGTTCCACCGTACCGTGTAAACCCAAGCCTTTATGTTCAATGAACTCAAACTCAATGTCCGGTAATTTAAACTCTTTGGCTTTGCCTAAAAGAGAGTTGCCATCCATATAAGTGTTAGCGTTCACAATCTGATGAATTGCTGTACTCATTTATTCCTCCTTCTAACCTTGTGAAACCAAGTTCACTAAGTATTTACGGGTCATCACGGATTTATTGGAAATCAATTCCGCTGGGATTTTTGGCGTGTAGTCATAGACTAACGGCACATGGCCTTTGCTGAATTCATCCACTAAGTCGTAATCATGGTCAAGGCTGACGCTATAACCCACGATAGACGGCAATGCACGCAAATAGGTGTCCACGGTTTCGGTCAGACTATCAATCAATGCGTCATCAATCGGACGGTCAACATATTGCAACTCAGTACGTCGAATGCTTTCGTCGATTAAGTCACCGGTACGCAATGCCGTTTCAAAATTGATAATGTGGGTCACGGTCGGGTAATTACTTGAGCGGTTACCCCACAAGCGGAAGCCCGTCCCGAAACTGTTGAAAATCGTGGTAATGCCTACAGCATTGAGTTGGTTGGTTTCCGATTGCTCATCGTCCACTCGGGCGGTGAGTTTCACTTCCATACCGATGACACCCTGCAATTCACGGTTAGAGGTCGAGAACCAGTAACCATGTTCGGTGTCAGTTTTCATGCGCAAGCCTGCCGCATGCACCGCCAAACTTTCCAATGTATTATTTGAGCCGATAGCGTACGGGAAGAAATGGCGCACACGTTCGGAGCTGGCAGAGGCGTTAATTGTACCTAACGGACCACGTCCCTGAATTGCTTTGGAAAGGCTTGTGCCTTTTGGTAACTGCACATAAGCTACTGCTTTCAGTTGTTCCGCAAGGGTAGCTAATGCCGCCGCGCAACTTGCGGTTTTGTCAAATTCAGGGCAGATCAGAATTTTGGCGTCAGCACCGTAAAGGTTGAAACCATCGCGTAATAATTCAAACCCTTTACGTTTACCGCTCGCCGAATCAATGCCGCCTTTGATGTCTTCTTCGGTGACCTTGCTTGGGTCGGCATAGTCGTAAGTGGCTTTTAAGGTTTCGTGACGGGCTTTTAACGTGATTTCACCGGTTTGCATATCGGCAACATAATCCGTGCCTGCGGCTAAAGTGCGGTTGGAAATTAAGGTTAAATTCAACAACCCTGCGTGCGCGGTTTGGGCACGTAATGTGTTGCTATCTTGGGTTAAAACTTCGTTAGTGACGTTAGTTTTGTGCTTGGTTGGATCTAATACGTTGACCACATACACCTTGCCGGCTTTATAGCGAGCCAATACATCAAATGCATCAGGTAGCGTATAGCCTTTATTTAAAATAACACCAAATTGTGAAAAGTCTTTGGTTGTTTGGCACACAGTAAGTTCATTAACTGCGCCGATTGGGGCTGTGCCGACGATACCGATAATCGCACCGTCCACAGTTTCCACCGCAACAGAACCACCTGCCACGCGTGTCGTTTTCGTCCCATGATGAAATGCCATAGTTATCTCCTAGGGTTGATTAGGTTTAGGGTTGCCCGCACGGCGATAAAGTGCGGTGGTAAATTTAGGTAAATTTTCAGGCTCGCGCAGTTCCACTTGCCACGTTTCGGTTTGCACCATCAGCTGATATTGCCAAAGTCCGTCGGCTTCACCGGCGAACTCTTCACTGACCAAACTACAGGCTGTGCAGTTGGTCGGCTTAAAGCCCACTACGGCAAGGCGAATTTTATCCAACATATCTACCGCACCGTGGTCATCATGCTGACTGCGGGCGATCACCGTGAGGGCAATCATTACCACGCGGCGTTGTTGGATAATGTCCACGCTGTCAATGCTTTCAAACTTCGAGCCGGCATACTGCACCAACACCGCACCGAATTCGTCGGTGAGGTTGTAGTGTTCTAAATCATCAGGAAATAATTCAATGCTGAACTGTTCCGTTTTGTCTTCAATCCGCTTACGGATGCTGTCTAAAATCGGGAGCGTGGCACTCATCTTAATATCCTGATAAATCCAGTTTCTGCGGAGCCTTTGTTTTGAATTTAAGGGCGGACGGCAGGTTGTCGTCTTGAGCGGAACCGAGTTCGGTTAAACCAAGGTGTAACTTGCCGTTTTGAATCCGCTCCAAATCCTTCAAGGCTTGCGCATGGGTTTCTTTCACATTATCCGGAAAACCCTTGCCTTCCGGACGGCGTGAATACAACCAAAAACGCGCCAGTTGCAAACAGATATTACGTACAAGGGTCGGCACTTGACTTAACGGCAACACATAACGCGAGCGCAAATAGCCGTCCACGATTTCTGTGGCGTAAGCGCAGGCTTTGGTAAGCACCGCATGCTCTACTTCGGTGGCGCGTGATGTATCGTTAGATAACGCAATCAACGTGCTTTCGCTCATCACTTCCGTTAAATCTTGTGCCGAGATGTACATTATTGCTCGTCCTTATCTTTGTTATCTTGGACGTCTTTATCAGCCTGACCGCGTTTTTTATCTGTTTCCTGCGCTTTTTTCTCCGATTCGGCTTTTGCCTTCGCTTCCTTTTCCGCCGCTTCTTGCGCTGCCTTTTCAGCGGCTTCCTGTTCCGCTTTTTCTGCCGCTAAACGTTGTTTTTCGGCTTCTGCTTCGGCTTGTTGGCGCGCCGCTTCATCTTCATCTAGCGCAATGTAAAGCGAGATTTTTTCCGCTTCTTCATCGGTCAGTTCGATTTTGTCGCCTTGCTCGTAGCGTTTGCCGTTGTGCAAAATCGCCATGGCGGCGGCAACCAGATACGCTTTTTTCTGTAATTCGGACATGATTTCTTCCTTAAAATGAGGTGAAAAATGACCGCACTTAAAACGGGTTTAAATGCGGTTTGAATCAGGTTTAAATACAGCCTTTGATTAAGTAACCGGCTGATTTACCCACAATGTACGGTTTGTGAATGTCAGTGGTACGCACGATTTCAACTTTGCCACCCACTTCGGTGTAAGTATCTACATATAAACCGCCTTTACGACGTACTGTGTAGCCGTATGAAGGTTCGTAGATATTTTGTTTTTGCTCTTTGGATTTTGGCGCAACGTAAGCTAATACAATCGCTTTCGACCAAATATCTTTTAAGTCACCGCTTTCTTCGTACACAGCTTCACCGATGACCACTTTGTCAATTTTGACTAAGCGCGCAAAGTCTTCCGGTGTTAATACCGCCGTGGACACGTATTTGATTTTTTCCAACACTTTCGGGTGTTCGCTTAACACTTCCCACACGTCACCGGAAATCGCACACACGTTTGGTTTGCGACCGGTGGTGCGCTTAATTGCGCGGATACCGGCTTTAATCACACCAACTGGGTCAGAATTCGGATCAGTGAATTGAGAAGTACCACTCAAAGTCACTTTGTTGGTTTGGTCGTAGTTCGCTTCATCTAAAGCCAAACCGGCACAATATTTTTCACGACCGAGCGCAATCACATCTTGCGTCACACCGGTTGCATATTGACGTAATGGATACACACCTTCGGTTTCGTTCACTTCACGGATGTCAATCGGATATTCGATGTCGTTTTCTTCTAAAACAACGGTCAAAGATCCAATGTCTTCCGGTGTTAAACGGTTAGATGCCGCGCGGAGTTCACGTTTGGTGGTTTGTAAGCGGAACGCTAAACGACCGAATGTCGGAATTTTGCCGCCTTCTTTTTGCGTTTCGGCAACCGGGAATAACACTTCTGAAATCATGTTGCCGTTGTAATAGCCTTGCGCGAGTTCGGTTAATACCGGGTCAATGACGCGTTGTTTTGATAAATCAGTCATTGATTTGCTCCTTTATTGAGTGATTGCGTTAAATGCGGTTGTATAGTCCACATTGTGTTCTTTCATGTAGCCACGGACTTTTTTGTCCATGTCGATGGCGTCAGCTGACGTGCCTTCGGCATATTGCACCGTGCCATCTTCCGCGCCTGCGGCGTTGTCTTTAGTCGCCACTTCGCCGAATTCCACAATTTGTGGCTGGGCTTCCAAAAACGCTTTGATTTTGCCGTGCAGGTTTTCACCTTCACCGAACTCAACCACACCACCGGCGGCTGTTGTCGAGCCGTAATTCAATAAATCGATGGCTTGTTGTTTTGCCACCGGGGCAAGTTTGCCCGCTTTCACTAAACCTTCGGCAAAGTCGGCATTGTCGGCTTTGGCTTGGTTAAGTTGCGCTTCAGCTTTTTCGGCTTTCAACTTTTCGTTTTCTGCCTTGAGCTGTTCAATTTCTTCAGCTGTCATTTCGGTTTCTCCTTCGGTTGATTGAGGGTTTTCTGAAGTTGGATTCGGTTCGTTGAAGTGAGGAATGCCCGCTTCGTCTTGTTGATACCGTTTTAAATCATTGCGAATGGATTCTTCCTGCACGCTTGCCACTAAATAATCCGGCACGGCTTTATCCGCTTCTTCCTGCCCGTGCGTGCCAATAATCCAATCGCGCAAACGTCGCCAAAGGCTGGCTTCCGCCCAATCGGAAAAATCCACCACGCCTTGTTCGTTGTCGGCGAATTCGGGATTGCGCAAACCTTTTACTGCCGGCGGCATTGCACCTAAAAAGCCGACATGGCGTAGATACAAGTTACCCGGGCAAGGATTGTTCGGGCTGTCGGCAAGATAGAAAGAGGAAGAAATTTTCTTGAAGCGGCCTTTTTCGACCATCTCTGCAAATTCTGGGTCGATTTGGTCGAATTCGGCTTTAAGTACATCGCCATCCAGTTCAAGACGTTTTACCCAACCATAAGCGGGCGCATTATGTTTAGGGTGTCCAATAACGGCAGGTGATTCGTGAAAATTGATGTTGTAGGCATCAACGGCTTGTTGCAAATCGGCTGTAGTGATTTCCACTTCCACGCCATTTGCGTCGGTGCGTTTGCCTGCTTTGAAAATTTCGATTAGTTGCATAAGGTATCCTCGTTTGAATACCGTTAGCATAGAGGGAAAAGAGGAGTTTGGATTTTAAACTGCTTTAAAGGTTTTGAAGGGAAAGTTGGGGCTAAAAGCAAATTACACTTTATATTGAAATTTAAAACGCTTTAAATGCGGTTCAAATCGCTTAAATTCGATTTAAATTTTTTGAGACGATAAATCGTATTATTTTTAGATTTAAACGCCACAGCGCGAATTTGTAGCGTTATTTTGATTTTTAGGATTTATTTCAAATTTTGGTTAATTTGATGTTGCAAAAGTGCGGTGGCTTTTTTCAGAAGTTTCTGTTCGTCTTGAGCATTCACTCCCAACCATGGACGCGCAGGAATTTTCACTTTCTTACCGCGCCCGGCATTGCCACCGAATTGGTGCAAACGGGCATACTTTGCATCACTGCCGAACTCTACACCTTTGTCGTCGTAATTATACGCCGTACGATCCGCAAGGTAGCCATCTTGCCGTAAAATCTTTGTACTTTTACCACGCTTTGCTTTCAAGGCTTTAGTTCTTGGTGAAAGTGCTTGCCAGCGTTTGCCGGTTGGCTCAACTTCCGCTTCAAAGCGTGCCGCATGAATTTTCTTCAAGGTTTCACCCAGCATGCCGTACAATTCACGCGGGCGTTGCAGTTGACTTGCGATTTTTGTGAGTTTTTGAATCGCCTGGTTGTCGTTAAGGCTGATCTTTAACATAGGGTATTCTCTTGCTTTAAATTCGGCGCGGGGGTATAGTGATCTTGCGGTGGGGGTTTCCTACTGGAAAGGTTGCCGGCAATGTTTCATCCGTCATTATCCTGTTCGAATCAGGCAAGCCACCGCTTATAACTCACCCCATAACACTTCATATTTGTGCATTCCAGACTTATCTGTAAATATACTTGCTGTTCTCACTAAATTGACCTTATGAGTGAATTTTTTCTTACTTAACTCATCTTTGAGTTTCACTTCATAATCCATTTTGATGGCCACCTTGCCTTGTTCTGTATCATACACAAAAACTAAGGTCGGCAATTTCTGATCCGTTTCCAACAAAATAGCACTTGGATTTCTTAACTTCTCCGGTAACTGTTCCCAAAATTCTACAGGCAAGCTGATTCCCTTGGCTTGTTTGCTGTCGCGTAGTGCATGCAATACGTCATCATCACGCACCGCAATCACCGCACTTTGTGGGGCTTTATCTAAATTGTCTAATTTGGTGATCACGTTTTCCGGAATCACGCCCACATATTTCATGTTGCCACGTGCGATTTTTTGCGTGCTTACGGTATCCACCATGTCTTTCATCGCGCCGTTTAACAACACCATGGCTTTCGGATTTTTCAGCACGTCATCAATCAGCAGACTGGCTAAGTGCGGTTCTGCTGTCGTCATTTTTTGCAACAACAGCTTGTCCACGTCCACATCGCGGGATTGGGTGAGGCGTTCAAAGTTATACGGCGCAAAACCCACATCATAACCTTTTGGCACACGCACCGTGCGAGGATTACCGGAACGCACGCCCACCAGTTTTTCTTCCCATTCGATTTCAGGTGATTGGCTGACGGTTTTACCCATTTCGGCTAAATCGTCTTCATCGTAGGCAGTGACGGTGCAATGGCAGCCATAGGCTTTAATTGGATAGTAATACTGCCAAAACGGGTCGTCATAACGCAAAATTATGCCGTCTAACGCAATATGTTCTTCACGCGGATGTTCATTATCATGATGATTGTATTCCCAATAGGGCATAACATCAGCAAGATCCAAATGCTGTTTCAACCGTCCGCGATTATAGGCGGCGTAAACGTTGGTGTCATAAATAATCCGTGTGCGCCAGTTGCGACCTCCGTTATATTGCCAGCCGGTATTTGCCACAATCTCGTCAAAGCGCTTGCGAAAACCTTCAAGGGTTTCGCCGTTTTGAATCGCTTCATCCACCGCTTCGCGAAACGCTGTAAGCACTTCGTTACGATTCGCCCCGGCGACCATGAAGAAATAATCATGTTCTTCGCCCAGCACGTCTAAATAACTGTTGGTCGGTAAATTGAGTTTCTTCTCAAAATATTTGACCTGCTCTTCAAAAGTGAATTTCATGCCAAATCTCCCCTAACCCCTCTTTGCTAAAGAGGGGGACTTGGTGCGCTCATCTTCTACGGATTGACAACCTGCTAAATGTGCGGTGGTTGATGCCCACGCCATCACCTTGCCATATTCTGCAAAGCTCAACTCGGGGATCAAACTGTCTAATTGGTTGCGAAAATCTTCCAGGCTTTCTGCTTGTGATAGCTTATCCTGGATGGTTTGCAGCCATTCTTCTACAAATGGTTCACCTTCGACTTCTAGCTGCTCCCCAATGGTTTCCACGATAGACTTAGGAATCGCCTCGGCGAAATCGGCCGTATTTTTGACCGCACTTTTTTCAGGTGCGGCAACTACAATGTCGCCTTCTTCAAAGCCGTAGGTACGCATTAAGTATTGTTCGGTAAATTGCACGCCCAAGCCAACCAGTAAGCCGTCACGTTCCGCTTGGAGTTTGTCAATGCTTTCCTGTTCGTACAAATCAAAGGTCGGCAAGGTTTCCACACTGAAATTCAGCTCGCAAATCCACGCCAATAATTGATTGAATACGCCTTCCACAAGGCTTGCGTCATCATCGCGAATGTCGAGCGTCACTTCTAAGCCTGCCGTTGCGCTGGCGCGGTTGGCTTCCGCTTCGGTTGTTTGGTTTTGTCCTAATAACGCGATAGCAATTTCTGATTTACAGTAACGCAGAAAATCATCAAACACTTGTGATGACCCGCTTTTGCTTGCGCTTTCTAACATAGAAATGGAGCTATCTTCGGGGATTGCTGCCACCGCCGTACCAAGCATTTCTTCCATACTGGTCAATAGCTCATTAATTTCATGCACCTGCGCTTGGCGCGGATGTTTACCCACCAACCAAGGCGAGCCGTATTTTTCCATAAACTCAAGCCAGAATTTAAAGCCGCCTTTCTTAAACGTTGCCGCCCAGAAACACATTGCTAAATCCGCGCGTCCGTATGGGTTCATGTAGTCCGCTTGTTGGGTAGCAAGCAGGAATTTTTTCTCCGGCACAAGGTCGCCGTTGCGGTTATCTTTGGTGCGGAGCATTAAACGGTTTTCTTCATCGAATACAAACCATTCTTGCGGTTTACCCACCACGGCAACAGGCAATAATAAGCCGTTTTGGTTATCCCACATGACTTCTAGGGCTTGGTAGCCAAACAGGGTAGCATCTAAAATTTGGTTGATGATTTGGCTCACCGGCAAGCGGTCGAAAAGTGCGGTCAGAATCTCGTCCGTTTTTTCATTGCCTGTTGGCGTAATGCGCCATTCAAGCCCCTTGATTGCTGCTTTTCTGCGGCGCACACAGCCACCCACGTGGCTGTCCGATAGGATTTCACGGTAAGCCGAAATGTCCTTGCCCATTTTTTTCAAAACAGGGTCAGGATTGGGTAAATAATGCATAAACGACCAGAAGTCGATAGCTTTGGCGCGGGTGGCGATGACGGTGACTAAATCTTGTTTTTGGGTTGTCATTAGTTATATCCTTTCGTTAATGCCCGGCTGGCTCTTGGTTTGCGGCTGTGGGCTTTTACCGGTTGCATAATGGCTTCCGTTGCCGCTGTTAAGGCTAAAAAACACGCCCACGTTCTATCCGCGTGACCGTTACTGTCACTTTCTGCAGTAAAACGTGGCTGTCCGTTTGAGCCTGTAACCTTTTTCAATTTGTGCAAATCTTCACGCAAATCACTATTGCCTTGCGGAATGCGAATTTTACGGTCTTCAAATGCTGTTTTTCCGATGGTCGCCATTTTGAGTTTAGTGGATACGTTAAACAGGGTGCCAGCAATGCGTTTGCCGTGTTCGTATTGTGCATCCTCCACCATTTTTTCACCCATGCCGGTTTGGTCGAGATTACCCGCTAAGACATGGTATTGACGCATCACACGGTTAAGTTCTTCCAACTGTTCACGCAAAGGTACGCGTCTTAATGTGATAAGTTCCCGTGTCCAATATACGTCGCCCACCAGTTCAAGCACCCAAATCACGGTTAAGTCCCCACGCGCGGCAATATCCATGCCCACAAAACAAGCGCCACCTTGATAGAGCTCGGGCTTGCCGGCATCAGAATGTTCTACGGCATCAATCAAATCGTAAGATAACCATGCACTTGCTTCGTCTAACCATTTGAGTTCGAACTCTTGCGCCCATGCGTCTTCATCATTTAAACCTCGGCGGAGTTGGTCAATATCGCGTGGTAAACCGTCTGCCACGGCTTGATAAATATCGACCGTATGACGTGACCATTCGGTGTTGTCCACATCAGTCATCAATTCATAAAATTTATTGCCTTTGCCATTTGGAGTGGATACCACACGCAATTTCCAACCGGCAGAAATTACCGGGAACAAGGCTTTCCAGATTTCTCGGCTGTCAGCGTGAAAGGCGAATTCGTCAAGAAACACGTTTGCTGAAAAGCCTCGTGCCGTGTCAGGATTAGCTGGAAGTGCAGTAATTTTTGAGCCCTTCGGTAAAATCACTTCAAGGGCGTTAATGGTCGGGCTGAATGGCACTTCCAGCACTTCACAGGCAATGCCCATCGCTTCCAAGTGTAGTTTTACCCCTTCATTCATTGCTTCTTTTGCTTGGCGTTCCCCACGACTTAAAATGACCCAGCGAGCTTTCTCACCTTTAGCTTCCGCGGCAAGACAATCCAACACGATTTCAAGCGTGGTGGTGAAAGTTTTACCTGTTTGGCGGGCAAACATCGCCACTTTGAAACGTCTTTTATCGTTCAACCAGCGTTTCTGATAGTCATAAAGAATCGTATTATTCGATGCCATAAACTGCTTTTACCATTTGTTGAACATCTGCCAAACTAACACCCTGTTGTTTACCGGCTTCTTCCACGGCTTCCGCTGCGCGTTTAATAGTTTCCTGGCGAATGGCTTGTTCACGTTTAAAACTTAAACTTTCCGCCTGCTCTAGCCGCTGAATGGCTGACGATAGCAATGCCAAATCCTTCGGTTCTGCCTTGCCGTTTTCACTCATGCCGATAGAGGTTTCAAAGGCAAGATTCTTCACGATTTCCATGAGCAGTTTGCCAATATCGCTTTGTGGTGCCTCGCCGAATTGCTTCGTCCAAATCTCAGCGACTTCACGCGCATTGCGAATTTTGCTCGCCATTTGTTCCATGCGGCTGGCGTAACGGTTAAGACCTGTTCGGCTTAATTGATAGCTGTCATCTAACCCACAATCACGGATCAGGTCATTAATCTCTTCAAGGATTTGCGCTTGGGAAAGGTGCTTGTCGCGCAACATCATCGCCAGTTGGGTTTTGATATTCGGTGGTAATAAGTCCACTTTACTGGCACGCCCGCGTGTGTTTTTGTCGGTCATTTAAACCTCCTTTAAATTGGGTTTAAATCTTCGGACTTGGCTTTTTCACGCCGTCCACAAAAGCCTCGCCATTTGCTACATCCAAACCGCGCTGGGTGATTTTGGCAATCATAAATCCGTTTTGTAGGCGTTCGATTTGTACCAAACCCTGTTCTTCCAACCAGTTCAAGTGATTGCGCACCAAATCACGACTGACTTTATGCCCGTAAAGCGCAAGACAATCGTCCAAAATGGATTCGTTGGCGTCATAACCGACATCAACCAATGAACGTAAAATTACCAATCGCTGGTCTTGTTTCATCAATTCTTTAAACGACATCTCATCACTCCTTTAATTTTGCTTCTAATAACAACCCTAATTGGTGGCTGATACTGTCCACCTGACGGCTGGTTGCTTTAGTGTCGCCTTTTACATCGGTGACTAACACTTTTACCCTTTCCACATCAAGTGCGGTAGGCAGGTTTTCCACTTTTGTTTCCAGTGCAGTCAGCCGATTTTCATGACTTTTTGCCAAATCAAGTAGTTGTCCGACATCATTTTTTTTGGCGTATTTGCTGTCTAATTTCAACCAAAAAGCCCCAATGACAATCGCCGCCAACGTAGAAATTACGCCATAATTGGCACGCACAAACTCAAAAAAATCATTAATCATTTTGCCTCCTTGTCATCCGGGCAAATGTCACGATAAGTCGCGTTATGCACCGCAATTTGACGCAGTGTTTCCGTGGTGTCTTGTCGGCTTGCGGTGATAATGCCAAAGCCTGCACAGCTCGAATTAGTCACGGAGATCCCCTGATTGGTGCAACCGCTCAATAAGAGCGTCACGGTCAGTATTACGGCTGTTTTTTTCATTCTTTTTTCTCGTTTCAAAATGTTTAACTTGAGTTTGCACCACGGCTTTTTCTTCTTGTAAGGTTTCATTTTGCTTGAGCAGTTTATTGATTTCACGATTTGCCGCTTTCAGCTTCACCGTGATATAACCGCCAATCACCACCACTGCACCTATCGCGCCAAGGATGAAATATAATGTCATTCGCCTTTCCCCCTGTTGATTGCATTAGCAAAGCCTTTCGTCGCCACACCACCGCCGCAGAACAGGGCGAATGTAGTGAACAAATCGCTGACATAAGCGCGGTCTAACCATACGGCATAGACTAAGATGCCAGCCATTAAGAGCGCACCGAAAAACTGGATAAAAGCGGTGGTTGAAAGGCGTCCGTTATCATTTGTTATCAGTTCTTTCATCGCCATTTTCTTTTTCCTTACTAAAATAATTTTGTTGCGCGAATACATAGCCCACAAAAGTCAGGATAGTTGCACACCAAAAATAACCGTAGTACGCCAGCATGATGCCAAGTAGAGTGTTGGTTATCATTTCCCAATGGAATTTCGCTTTGGTGTATTGATATTTAGGGGCAGGAAAGCCGACTAAAAGCGGCAACACTGACAACGCCGTCATGAAATAGAAGAACCATTCATAGGCTTGAACAAGGTTTTTAATGGCGAATTCATTCGCACCGATAAAGCCACCGAATATCATGGTTTCCCAAATAAAGCTAAAGGCAGTTAAACCGCGAATTTCTCTTTTCATTAGTAACTCCAATACAAGTAAAAACCTTGTGCGGCGGTTGTGCCACCATTGATTACGCGATTACGCATTGCGTTGTTGCTTGGCTTGCAACGTGGGGCTTTGTAATTGCCCCAGCCTTTCGGGGCGGTAGTATTTTTTACTCGCTTGCTCATCACTTACCCCTTAAATAAATGGTCAAAATTAATTACTTGTTCGGAATCCAACCATGTCCACACATCGAAACACGGACAGTCTTTAATCCATTCATTTGGTGTAATTGTGCCATCACCATTGATGTCTGGACTCAAATCTCGATGTCCACAAATGCGTGCACTGGGATATTCGCTTTCCAGTTTTTGCAATAATTTGTGCAGGGCACTCCATTGTTTTTCGGTATATTCGCCGTGGTTTTTACCACCTGCGGTAATGCCACCTACAAGGCAAATGCCGACGGAATATTGATTGTGACCTTTGACGTGCGCGCCGATTTCGCCGACCATGCGACCTGTTTCTACGGTTCCGTCTGTGTCAATGACGTAGTGATAGCCGAGGTGTTGCAAATGCGGATTGAATTGTTTGGCTAACACGGAGCTACGCTTGAAACCGCGCTGTTTATGCCATTCGTCGATACGTTGTGCGGCGGTTTGTGTTGCAGTGCGTAATGATTTGCCGTTTTTTGTGGCAGAACAGTGGATCACGATTTTGGTGATGGGTAGGGATAAAGACATAAAAAAACTCCTTCTAAGTGAACTTAAAAGGAGTTTAAAACGGATAGAGTTTTATTGATTTTAAAGTGATTTAAAGATAGTCGTTACGAAAAGATCTTATATACGCCCCAGATAATTGCTAGGAATATGATAAGTCCAATTATATCACTAGGTTTGGTTGGTTCATTTTTAGCTTTGTTAATACCAGTTTTTAAAGCTTGAATAATTGACAATGGTTCCTCTGAATCCTCAATTGGTTCAGATTTTGATGTGTTTTCTATAAAAGAAAGCGTTTTTGGAAGCTCTAAAATATAGCTACGTCCCGCTTTCTTCCTTATAATCTCTCCACGATAATCCGCATAATAAAGTACATAACGTAACAATTCTACACCTCTCTCACCGTGATCCTGTTTAACTATATTAGTGAGTTTACTTTGTAATAAAGGCTCCTTCTCTAACATAATTTGACTTATAACTAGCTTTAAAATTTCCCGATACATAGGGTCTTCACCGGCAAAAATCGACACTTCTTTCGTGAAAGCTTCTTTTTCCGGCTCAGTAAAGTTGTTGTAACCATACGCCACTTGTTGATAGAAATCCCGTGCGGCATTGTAGTCTCTTTTTCTCCATGCTTTTCTTGCTATATTTAATATATCTTCGTCAAGCATAAATTTATCCTTAGATTGTGAAGTGGGAATTTTATGATATAAAAATCCCGTCCACAAAAAAACGCCCTTTCGGACGTTTTCTCACTTTTAGCGGTTATTTCTCCCCAAACATATCAAACTGCCGTCGAGCGATTTCTTCTTTTGTGACACGCTTCACAATTTGATAAATCCACTGCATTGATACGTTGTATTTGCGTGCCAGTTCGCGGTGGTTTGTGCCGTTGAATTCATTGAAAATCTTGCGGTCACGTTCGCTTAATAACAAAATCAGGTTACGTGGGATGTAAATTACTTCACCGCCCCACATTTGCGCAATATGCCCGGCAACCTCAATACCGATTTGTTTTGCCAGGCCTGCGTTGAATTCTGTGGTTGGCTTCACTTTAGCAAGCAACTGCGTTTCAATGTGTTTGGCTAAATCTGCCAAAATTTCAGGGGCTTTTTCATCAAAAATATCGGTTTCGGTACTCATTATTTCGCTCCTTTTTGTTGTTCTTTCCATTTTTTCCACACTTCGTGTCCCGGCAAATGCTCAACGGGTTGCCCTAAACGGGCAAAGTTTTCAATGTATAAAATGGTGTTTTCGATGTCATTTTCCCGTTTGGGTTCTGCTTTCCGTTCTTCATTATCCGGTTTTGATGTCCCCATGCCGACAAATAGTGGCTTGTTAGTTTCTATCACTTGTTTTAAATAGCTGTGATTACTTAACGGGGCAAGATTTTTGCTTTCACGGCGTTTCTTTTGCACCGCACTGACTGTTTCACTCAAAGAGTGGGCTAAAAGCTGAGAAGGCGGGAACTGATCTAATACATCGCGCATAAGTTTCACCGCCCTTGTATTGCTCAAGGCGGATTTTTCAGGGCGAAACAGTGCGATATAGCTGACTAACGGGCGTGCTACACCGTATTTTAATTCTGTGATGATGCTTAACAGCTCACGCCCTGCATCATCTTCTAGCAGTTGGTCTAGGTTGATGTCGGAATGACACACCGGGCAACGGCATAATTTCATACATTCCCCCTTGCTTGCCATTTTTTCAGGCGTTCAAGCACTAGACTTGCCATGTCATCGCGCAATGCGCCTACGTTCAAAACCTGAATATTCTGACCGCGCTTTTGATAAATCGGGTTCACCACGCCACGCACCCACGCGTTTAACGCAGTTTCCGAACCATCGCGCACCAACCCTTGTCTGCTCATTTCAATCCAAATAGCGCGGATTTTGTGGGCAATCAGGCTGTTCACTTTAGAGTTTTCGGTAGTCGGCGAATGATGGCGTTTTGTGGTCTTTTTAAAGCCTTTATTTTCCATGGCTTCTAAAACTTTAATCAATTGCATTATAGTCATTTGTTTGGTGCTGTTTTTGCCGGTTAACTCATTCAGCAACATCCGATAACTTAATTCATCCATGCGTAACTGTTGTTTGGCAATGTGAATCAGCTGAATCGCCTTTTCTTTGGTTAATCGCATTCTTTTCTCCTGTAAAACACATTATTCAGCCCACTTCATCTAACTTATCCCCCTCTTTTGTAAAGAGGGGTTAGGGGAGATTTAATGGACTGTAAATAGATTTTAAAAATCGTTCGGGTCGTCGTCTTTATCTAGCTCTATCACATCAAGTCGCTGAATAACTTCAAATTTAGCTAAAAAACGCAGTCTGTTCTCAAAATCACCATCTCTCCACACATACAAGACTTCGCGTTCAGGATCTTCGAACATATCCCAAGCATAAGCATTTTCTTTTGCGATATGTAAAGCGACGTCATCAAAACACCGACTTTCATCTTCCCAGGTGTTTCCATCATCGTTGTTTGTAGGATTGTCACTTTCCAATGCGTAACGATATAAATATTTAGCCATAATCTATTCCTCCGGTGGTTGTGGTAGTGGTTGCCAGTGGGTGATTCTCAAAAAGAAAGGCGCACAACTGAACCCCAGTTTTTCTAAGTATGGACTCAAAAATATTTCTCCAGTTTGGGTATAAACCAGAACTTTTTGAGGGAGTTCCGGCAACCGCTCCGAACACTTAATCCAGCCATTTTGTGGATATTCAACAAGCACTGGATTTTCTACCATGTGCGTATATTCCCCGTAACTGTCCTCTTCCTCTTTGGTAAGAGGTCTAGTTGGTAAATCAAACCCACCTAATACAACCCCAAAACACGTTTCTTTTATGCCGTATTCGATTTCATCCCCGAAACCATTATCAGCACCAATATCAAAAATTTCGTCAACACAGTATTGCGCTCGTGATTTAGCGTCTTGTAGTGTGTCGTGAGTCGTAAATTCGCGCTCTAACGCGTCATAAGCAAAATATTTGTTCATTTTTATTTTCCTTGTAACATTAAAAATTCACTCTGTTTGATTTCCGTTAAACATTCCGGGATTGCGGGGAAGTCATCCCCACCAAAGCCTTCTGATTTAACTGGTATCTCCGCAATAAAGTGATCGTTTGCTACACCACACACTGCGATATATGCCATGGTGCTCGCAAGTACCCAACAATTAAGCGCTAACTCGCGTATCATAAAATCATTAAAATTTGGGTATTTCACGAGTATTTGTCTAATAGCTTGGATTTTGGCGTTAAACGCCTTGCCGGCTTTGGTGCGATTGTTGCCGGTAACATTCACTTTCTCTCCGGCAAGCATTTCAAATTTATAGGTTTTATCCCCTTTAATTTTTTCAAATTCGGGGTTATCTACATGACACACAATGCCGGAGATGCTATTTTCACTGCCGCGCCAAAACTCATAAAACGGGATAGTGTCAAAAATAGTGTCTAATTCTTTGTTTCGTTTTTCGTGGTCGATATGCCATTGTTGATAAAGTGATTTCACCGGCTCAACAGTTAATGCACATTTAAAATATCTAAATTCAGGTTTCATATTTACTCCTTAACCCAACACCGGCGTAATCTTCCGCGCCACACATTTCATTTCTCCGTTTGCCGTCTGTAACAACTTCAAGCACGCTTTATCGTCATCTTCCATCCACATATCCTTGGCCATTTCCAACTGCTCAATTATTTGAGCCAGTTGGACGGTCACATGTGACTTTCTCTCTTTTTCGTCCATGTATTGTCCTCTCGGTTAGTTAAAACATATTATGAACGCCCCTCAAAACAGGGTTTAAAGAGCGTTTAAATAGGTTTTAATCTTGGTCTAATATGCCTACGATAAGGGTTAAAATTGTCCCGATGATTAAGTAAGTTATCGGGTTGGTGAACAATTCGGGCATTAGTTGGTATCCTGTTCAAACGGCGTAATTACAAAGTCTTCCACGCCTGTTTTGATCGTTACGCCCGGCACGCTGGCAGCAGTGTCCGGTTCATTCAACATGGCTTCTTTATTGATTTCTTCTTTGATGCGGATAAACTGGGTGAAACCCCGCATTTTTAAACTATCTAACACGCTGTCTACGCCTCGAATCCCCACACTTGGTGGGCGTTGACGCCATTGCACCTCACCAGTGTTGAATGTGCCGGTTTTGGTTTTGCCGTTTTGGGTGAGTTCGTCACGGCGACTTTCACACCATGCCTGCACAGCGTCCATCATCGGTTTAGTTTTCTCTTTCACTTCATTCATGAGCGGTGCATATTCTTCGGTAATTGCCGCTAATTTGTCGTTTTGCTCAATAGCAAGGCGTTCTAGTTCTCGGTTTAAATCGCCGATCTCCTTGATTGCCGTTTCCACTTCGTCACGAGTTTGGTAGCGCACGACAAATGTGTCTGCTTTCATTCGGGTTGCTTTTTTAGCCATTTCTTTTCTCCTGTTGGTTAATGTAAATAGGAACGCCAAATCACTTTTATGCCTTCCACCATCATTTGGTATTCGGCAAAATGTATACCGTCGTTGCCTTGCATATAAGCGAGAGCTTGTCCGGTTTTCTCAAATTTCTTGGTGATGGCATTTTGCTCAATGCGCACGCGTGGTTTAATTTTGTCAAACTCAATATTCACCACATGCAAGCCCATTTTGTTGAGTTCGTTTACACATTTCTGCGCTTGTAATAAATACCCCAGTGCGATTTTGTTGCACCCACCAAACACAGGGTGAGGTTTGGCTTGTTCGCGTAAAGTGCGGTTGATTTTTGCTGAGTTTTCCATTAGTTCGCTCCTTTCATTTGTGTCTGGGCGGTTAAAATGAGATCTAGTGTGATCACCGTGCCTTGTCCTTTGGCTGTCATGCCGGCAAGGCGTAAATATTGGGTTAATGCGCGCAATCCGCCTGCTTTTCCACCAATGTCGTAAAGCACGGTCATTAAATCCTTGTCGGCAATATCCAAGCCCCAAGCCTGTGCAATGGCTTTAATGTCGCCTTTTGTACTGGCTTTTAAGCCGCAGTTGTTACCAATGCGTGACCATAAACGAGCATACTCATGCGCTTGGTTCACGCCACCTTGGATTCGGGTATAAACCTTGTCGTTACCAATCAGTGCAAACCCTGTTTCGGTTTCTTCTTGGATGATTCGGATCTCTTCCAAAGCGTCGTAGGGTAGATGGTCGCTTTCATCAATGATGACCAAGCCTTGCGTGCCTTTGAGTTTCTTGGTAATCATGCGACTTAGGCGGTCTTTACGGCGTGGTGCATCGTTAATGCCTAGTTCAAGAGCTAACTCAAACAAGATACTGCTTAATGTGGCGCGCGCTGGGCTTGCGGTAATCATCCATACGTTTTGGTTGCTTTTCGCGTACTCTTGGCAGGCTTTGGTTTTGCCCACACCGCTTGCGCCGTACACGGTCACCATAGTCGGTAGGATTTTTGCCATATCCAACGCGGAAAACACTTTCTTCGCGGTGGGAATCTCAATAAAGTGCGGTGCTTCCACGAACACTTTCGCTTTCTTTTCACGGGTGGCGAGCCAGTTGGCAAGGGCGGTTTCGATGTTGTCGATATTGCCTGTGTAGGTGCCTTTGAGATATGCGCTCAACGCCCCGGCAGAAATGCCGGATTGTGCGGCGATGTCGCGTTGGAAATAGGCTCCGCTATCTAATAATGGTTTGATTTGTTCAATTAAAGTCATTTTTTATGCTCCTTAAATGTGGCTTAAAGCCCCTTTTCCTTTTTCATCATTTCAAGGCCTTTTTGCCAGCCTTGTTCAAATTCGTTTAATTCTTCTTCGTCCAGTTCTACGGCGACTTTGCGCATGGTTGTGCCTTCACGCTGTAGCATTTCGATGATTTTCGGTTCCGGTGCGTCTTCTTCCTCAAATTCAGGCTGATAACGTGCCGCTTCTTGTGCATTCATAGTGAGAGTGGCTTTCGCTTGGGCTTTCACCGCTTTCACAAATTGTTTACGGGCTTTATCGTGTTCACGTCCCGCCACCTTATCGCCGAAGGCTTTCGCACTGGTACATTCCGCCTCGGCTAAGAACATACCTTCTAAGCTGTACACCCACACTTTGTTGTGTAAGTCTGCCGGGTCAAACTTCACCACCACTTTGCGGTGATGGCTGGCGATTAAGTCGAAGGCGGTATATTCGTTATAGCCACCGTTGACTTTGCCACCTACTTTTAAGTTGAATTTACCTTCTTTGTTAATGCTTACCGCTTCGCTCATTAGCATTAAGAACCGCATTTGTTCTGCGCTTGCTTTGCGAATGTGGGCTTGCTTGTAATCACGCTCAAACACTTGGCTGAAGCTGTAAATGCCTTGGCAAATCTCCGTTTGTCTGCCTTCGCGTTCGTTAAACGTGCGGATTCCGTCTTCTAACGCCATGATGAAGGTTTCATACGGCACACCGTCTTTCCCGCCGTTATAGTTATCAGGCTTGCTGTAAACATTCTCACCGGCATAAAAACCTGCTAGGCTTGGGTGTTTATCAACTAACTCGCCTAAACCACCATGGGAAAAGGCGCGTTCAATCGGTTTTGCTTGTCCATGCCCTTTGCCGAATTGCACGGATGTCCACAATAATTCGATGCCGAGCAGAGGGATAATCCCTGTCACATCGTCTTCTTTTACCTTAAATCGATAACGATTTTTTACGCCCCCGGTCATCCATTTGTTTGCCGCCGCACGGGTGTTATCAATGGTGCATTTTTTCGGGATGCCATATTTCCAAATCAAATCCATTAAGCTCAGGCGAATGGTGTCGCTGTTTTCGCTTAAATCCACACGGTAAGCCAAGATTTTACGGGTGCGAATGTCTTGCCAAATCCAGGTTTTAGGGCGGACAATCTCGCCGTTATGCCAGCGCACGAAGACGTTGTGTTGGTAGCCGTCGCCGTTGATCCATTCAAGGGCTTCAATTTCCGCCACAGTACGGCGCATGGATGGGTAATACTGCATCACAGCATGGTCGCCTTCGCGTAATTGCACTTGCACTAATTTCGGCACTTCACGTTCAATTTTGCGTTTTACGCCGCTTGCCGATGGAATCGACCATCCGTTTTCACGGGCGGCACGTTTTAAGCGTTCGTAACAACTGCCGAATTGCGGGCGTTCGTTGCGGAAATAGTCCGCTTTGAAGGCTTCCCACGCTTCCGGTGTGAACTCTGCTTCTTTGCCGGCTTTTTTGTTGTTATGTTTATCTAACAACAACGGTAACCAATCAGAACGTTCAAACGACCGCACTTTGTAATACCAGCGTTTAAGGGAGCCTTTCGCCACCTCAAATTCAAGCGCAACCATGTCTAACGCCATCATCAATGCCATGTTGTGGCGCACTAAATCATCTAATTTGTGCAATGGAATAAGTTTTGCTTTCGCATCTTCCTTTTGTTTTTCGGTCGCTTTATCAAAGGGTTTCCAAATCACTTCGGGAAGGTAATTCAATTCTTTGGTAGTTTCTGAAACATCAGGAATTTCCACCGCACTTTGTTTTAATAAAAGCTCTGCTTGGGTTTCTTGTGGGAGAGAGGTGAAGGCGTATTCGTAAGTTCTTCCCTTAATGCCATCACGTTGGCGTTTTTCCCAATTTTCTCTGTCTGCTTTTTTCATAATTCCACGGTCGGAACTAGGCAAAGATTGAAGCCCTAAAAGCTCTTGAATAGAGAACCAAGTTTCCATAAAACTTCCTTACAAACTAGTAACGTTCAGGCCATATTTCTTGAGGAGGAATACCAATAAAGTCAGCAATAATTTTTTCTCCTTTCGGGTACTTACGCTCTAAAGCATTTCCTAGTGTTCTAGGGTGTAAACCTGCATCAATAGAGAGTTGTGCCAAGGTGCTACCTTTCTCTCTAATTGCTGCAATGATGTATGCTCTATGCATATTTTTTTTACTCTTTTTCATAATGTGTTATCCTTACGACTTTACTTAATACGTTAAACTTATTCTTGTGAGTAACTGAAAAGAACTATACAACCATTTTGTAAGGAACTCAATAGTTCTTTTCAAAAAAATTTAATTTTTTGCCAGTTCCTTATATGTCAACGGGTTAGATTCTCACAGCTTGAAACGAATTGAGTTCCTTACAAGGGTTTTTATGAAGAACTCCAAAGAGTGGTTCTCTATAAAAGAACTCATGGATGAAAATTTGAATTTGCCTCTACCATCATCTGATAAAGGGATTGTTAAGAAGGCAGAGAGGGAGGGGTGGAAAAAACGCCAGCGTGACGGTGTGAAAGGAAAAACGTTTGAATATCATTATTCATCATTTCCTGAAGGGGTTCAGAAAGCACTAGGATTTTATCCTGAATATGTACCTCAAGATCATTATATTGCTGAATCAGCTGCGCCTTATGGTGGTAATACACCAAAACAAACGAATGAGCTTGTTAATGTGCCGTTTTATAACACCTTTGCATCTGCAGGCTTTGGGGCGTTTAATGATGACGTGTATGAACCTGATGATTTTGTGGGGCTTAGTTCACGATGGTTGCAACAACGTGGCCTTCAAAAGAATAAACTGGCGTTTATTTTAACTTCCGGCGATAGCATGACCCCGACAATACACCATGGTGATATGTTGCTAATCAACCGCGCTATGACTCTGCCACGTGATGGACAGATTTATGTAATTCGTTCAGGCGATCAGCTTTGGGTTAAACGTGTGCAGGGGATTCCTGGCGGTATTCGCTTGATTAGTGACAATAAGGAAATTTACGCCCCGATAGAGTTGATGTTTGATGACAGCGCAAATTTTGAAGTGATGGGGCAGGTGGTGTTTATCGGCCACGACTTAATTTAAAGATTTAAACCTAAATTTAAAGCCATTTAAACTGCGTTTAATGTTTCTCACTTTTAGCGGTTAAATCGGCAAGTTTAGAAAATTTTTCCCATTTCATTATTTCTATTTTTCTTCCAATAAAAAAGGGGCTGACACGCCGTCAAGCCCCGTTTTATCTACATCCATCCCGCTTATTCCCGAAAAATTCCGCCAAATCCCTATTTGTTTCTTTATTTCTCATTTTAAGTGATTGGTTACAATCGCAATAGCTCAAGCGAATCTGCTGATTTTGAAATGTTTTGCGGTTATTTCCGTTATTTAAACGTTGCGCAAAGTTTACTGTTTAATCTGCCGCAGTGGCACCTTGCCGGAAATAACGATTCCATCATGGCCTTACTGAAATTGCTACGCAAAGAAACAGAGGATAACCTCGGCAATGAAGTTGTCGTCAATGCATTATGCAACATTCTTTTCACTTATTTAATCAGAGATTACCTTCAACACCATCAGATCAATCAAGGCATCTTCGGCGCATTACAGGACAAGCGTTTAAGAAATGCCGTGAATGCCATCATAGCCAATCCCCAAAAAAGCTGGAGCATGGAGAGCTTGGCAGAAAGTTGCGCCATGTCGCGCGCCAATTTTATTCGTGCATTTAAACAAAAAACGGGCATTTTGCCCGGTAAATTTCTGACCATAATGCGAATGAATATGGCAGGAATATTACTAAAAAATACGCAAAAACCGATTAACGTAATTGCATCGGAAGTCGGCTACCAATCAGACACCCACTTTACTAAAGTGTTTAAATCCTATTACGGCATTTCTCCTGGGAAATACCGATAA